TATGTCTTTCTTTATTATATTACTACTTTATATTACTATTACTATACTAAATAAAATAATAAAAAATAAAAACAATAACATAATAAATAATATTATAATTCTTTCCAATTTATACGCTTTCCGGCTTTCATAATCTTAATCTTTATGGCGTGTGCTATCTGCCTATTACTTAGTTGATGTGCTAGTGGTAATGGCGTTTTACCAACTACTTTAGAAGGGCGACACACGGTGGGTTCTGTTTGTCCCAGATATTTTTTACCACACGGTATTTCAATTTTTTTATCTTTTAGGGCATTCAAATTTAACCATTTCTGGGCTTTCCATATTCTTAAATTATCTTCTTGTGCTTTATTTGGTTTTGTCATATTCAATCTACTCATTAACATAGAACGATAAGCCGAGGGCACCATTTTTTTTACTGCTTTCTTCTGTGCTTCTGACATTTTAATTTATAATAATATTTTAATTCGTAAAATGTTAGAAATATATTTCTAACTTAATTATAAAAGATAAAAAATAAAAAAAATTCTAATGTCTTCTATAGTTAGAAATAAAGGAAAAGATATTCCTAGTGTGTCTCGTATTAAAGCATTATTTGATAATAAATTTGGTTTAGATTTACAATTTAATAGTGAGTTTCACCCATTTGACCTAAAAGACAAAACAAATAAATATGTTGTAGAAGTTAAACAACGTACTATAAAACATGATAAATTTCCAACAGTAATGATGGGTTGGAATAAATATATCAAAGCACGTCAATATATTACAAGGGGTTATAATGTATATTTTGCTTTTGAATATACAGACGGAACATATATTTATAAATATGATGGTATGAAATATGAAGGTGTAATGTGGGGTAGAAAAGATAGGGGATTTGATGAAACAAAAAAGAATATAGCAATACCAATTGAAAAATTGGAAATATTTATACAGTAAATCTATATAAATTTATTATTATATATAAATAAAAAAATTTAAAATACATATTTTAATAATCTTCTATTCCTATTATATCATTAGCATTACCGTAATATTCATCAACCAATCTATCTTCTAATGCACTCGGAGGCATTCTATCAGATATAGTTTGAAACATTGTTGTATATGTATCTATATTTTCTTCTAAATTTTTTCTATCTTGTATTGTTAAATTCATAATTCCTAATCCTTTTACATCTTTTGTATTACTGTTTAATTGTCTTTTAGCATTACTAATTAATGAATATATAGTTCTATAAAAACTTCTTAAAGAACCTATATTAGAATGTGTTAATTTGGTTTTATCTTTTTTGTGTTTATTAAGTGTCTGTAGTAATTCAATATATTTTGTTTGAAAATATCGTTTATTAACTGGTGGCAATTTATTTTTCTTAATATATTTTTTAAGAATATCTGTTAATTCTCTTTTTTTCTTAGGTGGTTTAGTAGATAATTGCAATTCTTCTGGCTGTTTATGTATTAAATGTGTTCCTGTCATTTTTTCGTATTGTTTTGACAATGATTCTACTAATTCATCTTTTGTCTGTCCTATTTTAATACGATATAGTTTGTTGTGTCTTCTTGCAAGGTCTTTTAATACAGTTATTGAAAGCGAATTTAAATGTGTTCGAATATCCATTATAAAATTTTTGTAATTATATTATAATATAGAAATAAAAAAAATGAATACATATGTATTATTACCTAGTAATAAAAAAAATAAAAAATGGATGGTAATTATTCCTGATGGTAAAAAAACAATACACTTTGGAAATTCAAATTATGAAGATATGACAATGCACGGTGATGAATCTAGAAAAAATTTATATTTAAATCGGCACAGAAAAAATGAAAATTGGAACAATTTAAATACTGCTGGTAGTTGGTCTCGGTATTTACTCTGGCAATATAAAAGTTTAAATAAATCAATAAAGGAAATGGAAAAAAGATTTAAAATACATATATTAAAATTTAATGATTAATTATAATTCGTCTTCATCTGAATCTAAATCTGAATTATGATTTTTTCGTATTATATTATTTATTTTGTTAATTCTTCTACTCCAACAAACCCATTGCATATTTAGTTGGTCTGCTAATATAGATATTTCAAAAAAATCGGCTTCAATTTCTTGTTTTATATTTTGCTTTATAGATTCTAATTTTTCTATTTTTTTATCTAAAGCAATTATTATTTTTTTTTCTAGTTCATCCATTATACTAATTATAAAAAAGAAAATTTTTTAAAATATATTTTCTAATAATGAACTAAATAAATTTCCTCCGTGTGTCTTATATCCTTTAACAGTTTTTTTATTTTTAAATTTCTTGTCTAGTTCTTGTATGTCATTGCGTGCCTTATTAAGTATAGAAAATTGGCAAATTTGATTTACTTTTTCGGCTGGTAATATTTTATATAAATTATCTATATGTTTTTTTGCTTTTGCATTAAAATGATAATTTTTTTTACCTTCTTTTATATGTTTTGGATGTATGGCGTATTTCTTATTTAGTCCCAATCCTACTCGTAATCCTGCTCCGTCATCATCATCATCTACATCTGCTACTGCTCCTGCTGGTGCTGGTGCTGGTGCTGGTGCTGGTGCTGGTGCTGGTGCTGGTGCGTTTGGCTCAAAAAATAAGTCTCCTAAATCTTCTTCTTGTTTTTTATTTAGTTTATCTATTTTTTTTTGTATTTCTTCTAATTCTTGTTCGGTATATTCACCTGTTAAATTTTGTTTTTGTGCTTCTAAATCTGCTAATTTTCTTCTTTGTGCTTCGTCTTCATCTTTTATAACAACTTTTGGTCTTATCTGTATTGCTTGTTGAAATAGTTCTTCTGCTTGTCTTTCTTTTTCTGCCTGCATTGCTGGTGTTATTTTTACAATATTTATTGGTTTTTTTTGCTCTATGTATTTTTCGCCCAAATCTTCATATTCTTTTTTATATTGTTTTTCAAGTCTATCAAGATTTTGTAATTCTAATCTTTTTTCTTGTAGGGCATCTTTAATTTTTTTGTAATTTTGACGTTCAATTAATTTGTCTCCTTTTGCTTTACCTCTTAATAATTTTTCATTTGCACTATATTTTAAATAAAGTGGATATTGACTTAATAAATTAATATCTTCTTTTGTTTTTTCTAATTTTTCTTTAGTATCTTCAATTGCTTTCCGAGTTGTATCTATTAAATGCCCTTTTTTCTTTGCTTCTGTTAGTAATCTTAAACGTTCTTGTCCTTCTTGTTCTTTTGCTAGGTCTTCTAATTGTTGTTTTGTAAGTTTTTGTATATTTGCAATTGGTTGTTGTGCTTGTGCTTGTTTGGTTATGCGTGTTGATAAATTTGATACTTCTACTGGCTGTTCTATTCCAAATTGTGATTTAACAAAACGTTTAAAATCTGGTTCATTCATTTCGGGATACATATCACGTAATTCTGCTAATGTTGCTATTTTTTTTTGTTTTTCTCTTGCTATACTTTCTCGTTCTTTTTCAAATTCACGAAATTGTTTTTGTGTTTCAAGTTTTGCCCGTTCCTTTGCCATTTCAAATGGTATTTGTGCTTCTGCTTCTTTTACACCGCGTTTCAATTTACGTCTTCTGTATTCTGCAATAGTTAATTTTTCTTGCTTTTTTTGTTTAACCATTTTAATAATAAATTTTATTCTGAAAATTAATAATTATATTATTGTATATTATTTATAATAAAGATATAAATTATAAATATAATAGATAAAAAAATTAATAAAAATAAAAATTGCTTTTTTATAAAAGCAAAACAAAAACTTATATAATAAAATGGAAATTTAGATAAATCAAATTTCATTATATATATCTAATTTACCTCCTTTTAGTTGTGTAATTAATGAACCTAATTTAGTAATCATATTTAATCTATTTTGTGAATTTTGCGAAATATGCTTTTTCATTAATTCTGTATTTTGAATCATAAATTTTGAATATTTTTCTTGCCATAAATCATTTGATTTTAATACATCAACGCAAAAATCACCGCAATTTTGCCCTTCTAATGCTCTATATAAAAAGAATTTCTTATTACCTATAGCCAATCTAGTTTTTGTGAGTAATTCTGATATTGTTATTGTTTTTCCTAATAAATTAATTTCAATTGTTTCTACATTTGGTTTTTGTTTCCATAAATCAATATTTATAGTATCATTTTTTTCAATTAATATTTCTATTGATTTACCTAATGAACTTGTAATAAATGCTTTTAAATTTAGATGGTAAAATTTTTCTATATTTCCCTTTTTCATTGCATTATTCATTTCCCCTACTGTTAGGGCACTTGCTAATTTCATAACTGCACTATTTACTTCTTGACGTTCTACAAATAATTGTTGTATTTTAAAATGTCCATAACGTTTTAACATTGTTTCTGCTTTGCGTGTATATCTTTGCGGTTCTGGTAATGCTTTATTAATTATATTAGTTGGTATGGAAGCAACATTAGAAACAAAATTTTTAACACTATTTTTAACTTTATTAAAAATATCTTTTATTCCGCCTGCTTCAATATTTTCATTTGTATTATTATGTTCTAATGTATAAGACATATTATTAATTTCTTTTATTTATATAATAGATAATAATTTTTTGATAATAATTTAAAATGTCATTGGTTCTGAATAAAAGTAAAAAAGTATATCAAATTGCAAAATCACCTAAAGAAGATATATTTTTAAATCCCGATGAAAATTCAATAGGCGAAAAAGTAATTAATGATACAAAAATACTACCATTTTTTGATATGACTAAAAATGAAGGTATTATAGCATTATTTAGTGGGAATACTGGTTCTGGTAAAAGTTATATGTGCCGTAAAGCAATAGAACAAATTAAACCAAAAAAAGTATATATATTTTCTAGTATTGATGATGGCGACTATGACAATTTGCCGTGTGATGTTATGAAAGTAGATTTAAATGATATTATTGATAGAACGGGATATGATATACATCAAATATATGAACAAATGGAGGAGAAATGCTGTGCCGTTTTTGATGATATTATTTCATATGGTACTAAACTATCAAAACCATATTTAGAATTACGATTAATTATGCTACAAAAAGCACGGCACAAAAAACAATCAGTATTTGTAGTTGAACAAACGGCACAGGCTGGAAATACTAAGGGTTCCCGTGAAGTTTTATTAAATTGTCAATATTTCTATTGTTTCCCGCGTAATAATTTTAATGCATTTAATAAATTGGCTAAAATCTATTTGGGTTTAAATCAAAAACAAATAGACCATATGAAAACTCTAGGACGCTACGTGATGATAAATAAAAACTATCCCAGTTATTATGTATCTAGTAATGAAGTTGGTATAATATAATTAGATTTTGTTTTGCTTTTATAAAAAAGCATTTTTATTTTTATTTTTATTGTAAATATTTTTATTAAAATATCTATTATTAATAATATAGTAATAAAGCATTTTAAAATATATATATTTATTTCATAATGGCTAGTGGTTTAGATGATTCCGCACAAACTCTATATTATAGTAATATTAATTATAATTCGAGTAGTGTGCCTAAATCGTCTTTTGTTTCAACTGATTTACAAAGCCGGTTTTTGTTTAATCAATCAAATTATCAATGTAGTATTAACAAAATTAAATTAACAAGTTTAGAAGGTATTAGAATTGGTATTTTACCATATCAGGAATGGGAATTGGGATTGTGTATTGCAGATAGTAGTGGAACACCTCATTATAGTAATGTATATGTATCATTACCAAATGAACAAGGAACAATAAATTATTTCCAAAATATTACTTATGTAGATTCAAATACATTTCAAGTGGTTAATTGCCTTTATGATAATTTGGGTGCTTATTCAGAATTAAATACATTTACACCAATAAATGGTGATGGTGATAATGTTTATCCCATTTTTGCTTCCTATGATAATATTAATAATATATATTGGGTTGTAGATTATACATCAATTTATGTATATGACGATTCAAACACATTATTAGATGTTAAAGTATTAACAAACAATATTAGTGCATTTTTTGATAATACAAAAGGTTATTTATTAGTTTGTGAAGGTTTTCAAGGTGCAGACACAAACAATAAAGTTCAAGTATGGGGATTAGTTGATGGCACTATTACATTGATTAATGCAATACGAAATAATTTTGCGGATGTTGCGTTATCAAATATACAATGTTGTGCGAGTGATGGAACTACAATTGTAATTGGATATAATAATAATGTAATTACAACATATAACGCGACAACATATACCCCTATTGATGATACAGTATTAGCATCAGTAAATTTCATACAATCAATTGTTGTATCTACAACCGATAATAATTTTTTTATACTTGATAATAAATTAACACCATCAATATTTGTAAATACTAATTCTGATTTACCAGTAAATTTAGTAAATTTTAATGGTGGCGGGATAACTATTATTGAAGCCCCACAAACTATAAATTCAATTAGCGTAAATACAGCCGGTTTTGTATTTACTTCATATGGTTCAATTGACCCTCAATCATCACCAATTCCGCCAAATAGTGGTTTATATATTGGAACAATTGAAAGTGTTACACCATCAACGATATATAATACTACATATGCTACTGGATTTCAACCATTTTTTATTACAAATTATTATAATAAGACTACAAATGAACAATTAAATATTGGTGTTAGCACTATTGATTCATCTATACAAGGACAAGTAATAATTGTTACACAAAGTGTTGATAATGTATGGTATAATGTATATACATTCAATGAGGCTACGGGAAATGCCCCGCCACAAATTACAGTAGATACACAAGGTTATGTATATATAGTGTCAAATTATGCACCCGGTGGAGTATATAGAAGTAGTGCCCCGCCAACAGTTCTACAAAGTGCCCCATTTTTAGATTTTACGGGAATTACATTTACACAATGTAATTTTAATTATTCTGGTAGTATAGAGAATATATGTGATAGTATCACATTTGACCAACAAAACCCAAATATTTGCTATGTTGTTTATAATAATATTATTTGGACTGGTTTTCTTAAGGCTAATTATAATAATTACGATTTTATGTTTGTTTTGCGACAGTATAATTGGAGTCTTCCGTTCGTTTCAAAATATATAACAATACCACCACTAAATAGTTATACAATTGGAACAAATAGTTTTCATATTAAAAATTTTGAACTATCTACATTTACAGAAACTAATGAAACAATTACAAATGATATTGTATTAAATATTGCTAAAAATTTACGTGATAATCTATTAGTCGCAAGTGATATAACAACAAATAAAATAAATACATATAATTATGCAACTTCTGAACCTATAGGAAATTTAACACAACCACCAAATATTACTGTAGGTTTTGTAAGTAGTTATACAACATCACAATTAATACTTCCAACACTTCAACAAGAAGCCGTATATGATATGGGAACATACATAACAGCATTTAATGTATGTTTTGAAGCAATTTATGCATTATTGAAAGCACAAATACCGGCAATACCAATTCCAACGGCACCATTTTTTACATTAGATTACACTACACGCAAATTAACATTAAATTATGACCCTAAATATTCTACAGCAAATAACGGAATATATGTTAATAATGCATTATTGCGGTATGCATTATTTCCAACAATCGCCGGCGATGGTGATTTATCAACATTTAATAAATATGTACTTTCTTCTAGTGGTTCAATAACACAATCAAAAGAAACTATGTATCTACTAAATGATGTTGATAAACTTATTATAGTTTCTAATATGTCTCTTAACAGTGATTATTCAGGACAAATTCAATCTAGTGTATTTACTGATTTAGATTTTGATACACAAATTCAATTTTTTAATATGGATGGTAATTTTATTTATTCCGCTATACTTCTAAGAAAATATGATATGACAAGTAATACAACTCTACGCAATATAACATATGAAATTTTCGTGCAATACAAAGACCAAAGCCAATCACCATATCTTATTCAACCCGGCGAAAACATTTCTATCAAATTTGAATTTGACCGCATCTATTGATTGGGAAAATGGATAAAATGGACGATATATGAAATATATTTACGATTTTTTACGGTTTTTTAATTATCAAATTCAAATTATATTTCAAGTATTCTAATAAATTAATTCTTAATTTTATTCCTAATTTAATTTTTATTTTTTTTTCTTTCTTAAAATTATAATCTTTATAAATAATAATAATAATACAGTATTTTATAATCTTTTAAAATGTCAGTTTTAGGAAAAGAAATTGCAATTGATGACCGTCTCGTAATTGGTAATGCCAATCAAGTTGTTGAACTCGGATGCAATCAAAATATTCAACGCCGATTTCCCGCTACTCAGACTTCTAGTCAATCTATTCAATGGAATAATATTTTGAGTTTAGGACAATTTGCCCTACTCGACCCGCGGTTTGTTGTTGAATACGATGTAGCCGTGCAATTTGATTTGCAATATTTCCAAATTCTACCCGGTATTCTGGCTACATATCCCGGCAATAATTATGCCGGTGCTACTGCTGTAATTGACCCAACCCCCAATATAATTAAAACTGCCCCCGCTACTGGTGTAAATGTTCCTAATATCGTATTTGCTGATTTCCCTCTATCAAGATGCACAAGCACTATTGCCCTAATGATTAATTCTGTTGAAACTACTACCAATTTACAAAATCTTTTGGCACTTAATCGTGAATGGATAGTTGATGCACATCAACGTGTAGAACTTACTAGTAGTGTTCCTAACTATCTTAATGTTTCACCCGTAAATCCTGACCAAATTAGTTGGACTACGATTGCTGGTGGTAATCCTCCTGTTTGTAGTGTTTCAGTTGTTCCAAATCAACCTAATACACATGCTAGTGCAAGTCAATATAAATCGAGGGCATCTTTTGTTCCTAAAAAAGTAAGTGCTCTTGCTGGTGGAACTGCAACACAATTTGTTGCCGTCTATACTTTCCGCGAACCTGTTTTTGCTTCCCCTCTAACAACTAAAAATGCCCCTGCACTAGCAAACGTTCAATCTCTACAACTTAAATATAATCTTGATAATTCTCAAAATCTTCAGGGTATGTTATCTGCATCTAATCAGTTTGTAAATACTGTTGGTGCTAATGCTGTAAAACTCGCTTTAACAAATCTAAAATGTAGTCTAGATGCTTCATCTGCAGGTGGTGTATCAAATGCCCAATTATATATTGATGTTCTTAGTGTTGATGAAGCACTTACAGGTAAAATCCCTGAGGTTTGCTATTATGATTATCATTATTTAGAATATAATAATACTTCATTGCTTTTAACTAATAATACCGTTCAAACATTAACAGAAGCATCAATGAGCACGAATGGTTATAAACTTACAACTATGCCCAAATATTGGTTTTGCCGTATTATGCCACAAATTAATGGCACTGTTGCTACAAATAGTCTTGCCGGATTAATAATTAAGCAAATTACAATTCAATTAGGTTCTTTAGGTATTTATACTCTTTATCAACAGCAATTATACCAATGCTTTAAAAATAATACTGGTTATTTAGACTTATCGTATGGACAATGGGTAAATATGGGTTGCCCAATGCTACTCAATATTTCTGTTGATGTTTCCTCTAGTCAAGGTATTTTTCAAGGTATTACCGGAACTGGCGGTCTTATGTGGAGTGTTGATATAAATTATTCTAATAACAATTATGTTCAAACCGGAACGGACGATTACAGTAATATTACTGGTGCCAACAATCAGGGGCAGTTTTATGCATATGAATGTTTCGTTCAGGCTGGCTCTTGTGCTATTGGTCAGGGCTCGTGCTCTTTCCGTTCTACTACTATGTCTGAAAATGAATTCCTCGTTGCTACTGAAAAAGGTATGATGAGTAATAAAGCAGTTCAAACAATGGCAGGCGAAAAGGCAGGCAGTTTGTTTGGTAGCCTTCGCGGTATTCTCAATTCCGCACATCATGTTGCGAGAGCCGGGGCACAAGCCCTCCAGCATCCTATGGTGCAAAAAGGGCTTCAGGCCTTAGCCGGTTCTGGTATGTCTGGCGGTGCTCTTACACATTCTACCCGCCGAGGTCGTAAATAAATTATTTTATTAAAAAGCAAAACAAAAATTTATATTAAAAAATAATTAATTATTTAATATATAATTTTAATTTTTATTATTTTTTTTATCTTCTAATAGTATAATAATAAAAGTAAAGGTATTCAAAAATGGCATATAAAGATGTTGTACGTGAAATGTTCGCAAAACACAAAGGCAAACCACCTAAAGAAATTATGCGTATGGCTTCCGCTGAATGGCAAAAAATGAAAGGAGGAAAATCAAGTAAATCTGTAAAAGGTGCTGGAATGTTCGGAGATATTGGACACGGTGTTGATTCTGTAGCAAGTTTATTTGGTTTAGGCTTAGAAAAGCCAAAAAGGGGTCGCCCTCGTGCTGGTGCCGTTGCTGTTAAAAATCCTACTCGTGCTGGTCGTATTACAAGTGCTGGTGGTCTATTTGGTGATATTGGGTCTGGTGTTGATAGTATTTCAAGTTTATTTGGTTTAGGTCTTGAAAAACCTAAAGGGGGAGCCCTTACACATTCTACACGTGCCCGGGGTCGTTCTCGTGCTGGTAGTGTTTCCGCTGGTGGATTATTTGGGGATATTGGACACGGTGTCGATTCTGTAGCAAGTCTATTTGGTTTAGGCTTAGAAAAACCCGAAAAAGCCGGAGCACTTCGCCGTAAATATCCTAATGAAAATCCAACACCAAATGTGCCCGCTAGAAATTATTCTTCTACCCGTAAAGCATATGGCGGAAATCAAGAAGCCCTTCTGGGAAAAGTTGGGCGCGGTCGTGAAAGTGGGGCAATAGTTAGCCGAGGTGCTGGGGTTAGTGCTGGTGGTGTTAGTGGAGGTAGTTTTTTAGATAGTCTAAAAATGCTACCACTTATGGCAATGATATAAAAATATTTTTATTAAAAAGTATATAAATGACATCAAGAAGGACATAAAGGACATAAAAGGACATAAAGGACTATAGAACATTGCAAATTCAAAATTCATTTTTTACATTCTTATTATATTTTATTTATTATATTTATATTTAACATTATTTTTCTATTTTATTTTACATTATAATAATAATCAAATCTATCAAAAGTCATCTAACTCGTCAAATCTTCTAATATGTATTTTATTATATTTTATTCTAATATATTAGTATATTAATAAAAATTTATATATTAGCATATATTAATAATAACATAATAAAATCAATAATGACATCAACAAATAAAAAGGTATATAAATTGCGTAAGGAAAAATCGGCTTTTGAATATGAAAGTGGAGGTGCCCTAGAAGATTTACAAAATGAATTTTCCAATATGGGTTCCAAACGGGGAACATCTCTAAGCCCACAAACTTGTAAAAGTTATATTAGTAAAATAAATAGAATTGCTTTTATGATGACTGGCAAACCTTATGAAAATTATGAGTTTTTAAAAGATGCAGATAAAGTAATAAAAAAGATAGAAGATAGCGATTTGAAAAGTAAAAAAGATTATCTTAGTGCAGTAAGTAAGTTATTACGCCACAAGAAAGTAAAAGACGATATTTTAGAAAAATATAATAAAGCAATGGCAAAAGAAAAAGAAACAGAAACAAAGGCAAGAGGAGACAACATAGCAAAGAAAGAAGATATTAAAAAAACAGATGGAAAATCATTAAAGGAAATACAAAAGGAAATCGAAAATTATCAAATTACAGATAATGGAAAAATTGATGATACTAAATTAATAAATAAATTACTTGTATCATTTTATTTTATGAATTTTGATTCACAAGGATTACCAAATTTTATACCTCGTAATGATTTACCAGAATTTAAAATAGTTAGTGTAAATAGAACAAAAAAGCAATTATCACCAGAATTTAATTATTTGGTTGTAGATGATAATAAACGCCCTACAAAAATTATAATGAAAAATTATAAAACAAAAGCAACTTATGGCACACAATCATTTAAACTATCTAATACACTAACAGATTTACTAGAAAAATATTTACGCGAATATGGAAAAGTAAATGGCGATTATTTATTTGTTGATAAGAATAATAAACCATTTAAACATAATAACTTTGCTAATATCATTGAAAATGCAATGAAAGAAATATTAGGTGCCAAAATCGGTATTGACTTAGCCCGGCAAATTGTTTTAACAAATATATATAATGATAATCCGTTAATGACAATCAACCAAAAAAATTTAGTGGCATTAGCATTTTTACATAGTGCCTCAATTGCTAGTGAATATATTAGACCTGATTTAATCTCTAAAAGTTAATTTGTAATTTTTCTTGTTTCTTTTTATTGTAATATTCTCTTTGATATTTTTTTTTATTTTCCTTAAATGTTATATCATCCTTATTATTATAATACCAATTATCACGTGCATGTTTCATTTTATCTGGGTTTGCTTCTCGCCATCTTTTACAATATTCATTTTTTTTATAATTTTTATCAATTATTACTGTTGCGAATATTTCTATGTTTAATTGGCTATCATCCATCTTATAAGATATTATAAATTAGTAAAGTATTTTTAAATTAGATATATATAATAATTTTGTTAGAAATACTCAGTTAAAAATATTTTTTTTATATTATTGTATTAATATACTAGAATTTATATATTAGAATTAGTATATTAGTATCAGTATATTAGAATTAGTATATTAGAATCAGTATATTAGCCCTAAAATTTGGAAGATAATATTATATCCCAATCAAAACACCTAATATACCGCTAATATATAGCCTAATATACTAATTCTAATATATAAATTCTAGTATATTACAAGTCTAATATATAAAAATTAAAATATTTATATATAATAATAATACTTATACTAAAATTATTTCTAATAGAATGCTTCAAATTGATGATGATATAATTATACAGCATTTAAATATTGTTGTGTGCAATTGTAAAATTTGTTTTGTTGATAAAAAAATATGTCATTCAAGATTACGACAAATTATACTTGCAATTCAAAACAAAATTGGAATTATTACAGATATAGATATAAATATAAAGGAATGGAAAAATAAAATATTAGAGATTATAGAAAAAAATGAATGTGATTCATTTAATAATTTATTCATACAAATGCAATTATTAGCGGAAAAATGTTTATATTTTCTAGCAAGTGAAAAAGAAATGACCAATGATAAATTTATAAATTTCATAAATGAATATTCTAATAAATTTTCAAAACATACTATATTATTATCATTATATGCCGAAAATAGAAAAATTAATAAATATAATATAGTATTCAATAATTTATTTAATGATAATATTGAATTTAATTGGTATAAAATTGTCGAAAATAAAGCACCATATATAAATACTTTTTATATTCCTAAATAAATTCCTTACAATAGAAATTGCCCCAATATGGTTTGCAACGATTAATAATATAATTGAATGGTATTTCTTCGCTTGTTATTGTGTCTTCGTGTTTGTGTTTTATTAACCATTCTATACCGGCAAGAACAGCAATAGATACTTGTAATTGTGTAGCGTTTGTATAACAATCTTTACCCATTATCCGCATAGTTTCCTTATTATCTAAAACAGTTCCGCACCACCATTTGCGACTATCTTTAAATAATAACGTAGCACCCATACTATCATAACTATCTTTATTTATAATATCTTTTTGTGTAAATACATATTTGTATTTTGGCTCTTTATATTCATTTTTTTGTATTTGATTTAATCCCATATTACTAATAGGACAACAACTATAAACATAACTAATACGCGGGCAATATTTGCCATATCCTAATTTATCGGCTAATGATACAGTTTCAAAATGCGTTATCATCCTACCAGTTATCGGAAATGGTTTTCCGTTAGTATCTAAACAGATTGAATCTGTTTTACAATCCATTGACCGCAATTTTGGCGAATAATACATATATTTATTATATTTACTTTTTAAATATCCCTTTGGCTTAATAGGTGATGCAATAAATGAAGGCGATAATGCCTCCGAAATTAACCCATCAGCAGACCAACTCGAATAAAAATAATTTGCTTTTGGTTTCTGTCTAATTTCTTGATTGTCAAATTCGCTAATATGTATCATTTCCAAAATATCTTTACAAACAATATTATATTTATCTTTCTTTAATAATTCTAATTTTTCAGGTTTATATTTTTTGCAATATTCCATAATAGCACATAAAACAAGGCTACTAATTGCACCCGGATTTAATCCCATTGAGTGTATCTGACTAGAATCATTTTTTATTTTTTTCATCTCTTTTTCTAATTGGACATCTTGATAATATAAAGTCAGTTTTTCAGGGTTTTTTGGTTTTTTTGGTTTCTTGTATTCTTCTACAGATGAATTTATATATAGTGTATTATTTTCTTTGCATAATTTCATAATTGCTATGGAATCTGTATTTACGGTTAAATCTACTACAAATACATTTTCATGTAAATATGGTTTTAATAATTTTTCCATATTATCATCTGTAATATATTTCTTAATATGTATTATTTGTGGTTGTAATTTCATTATATATTCTGGTATATTTTCAGGTGTAATACATATCATTTTTAGGTGTCGTAATGGTGATTTATCAACATTTAACAACTCCATTAATGAACGCTGTATTGAACCCATACCCAATAACAAAAATGTATCTATTTTCATTTTATTTGAACTCTAATATGTATATATATAAAAATTAAAATAGTAATTTATAGTTGATAATAATTTTCTTTATTTTTTTCTTCTAGTATTCAGTATATTTCGTGAATATGATTCACCACCAGAAATATTACGGCGTAATTGTATTTTTGGTTCTGAATGATTATCAAAAAATTTTCCAATATCATTTAATGCCAACAAAGTAAGCATACACACTACCCAGTCGGGACGCTCTAAAAATTTTGATTTATTACCAATAAACATACTTTCAAATTCGCTAGCATCTAGCATTCTTAAAATACATCTCACCGCACACCATCTACCACACACAGCGGATTTTCCCCATTTTTGATAATCTGTATAATTAGAATTTATCGGGCGTCGTTTTGAATCGCTTTGTAATAAATCCGATAAATAATTTGGTAATTCTTCATCATAAGGCGTAAAATTTTTATATGTATCTGGGGCACCCAATCCGTAAGAATCAAAATATTCAATTGATTTACCATCTAAACTAAGATAACATAAAACATAATGCCCTATATTTACTTGTTTTGTTTGCAAGATTAAAATTTGATAATCTCCATCACCTTTTGGAAAAAAACTATTAAAAGTGTAATTTTTTAAATCACTATATAATATTGGCGATTTTCCAACCAATTTTTCAATTTCTACACCCGTTAAATCTCTATCTGTGAAATACTTTACTATATTTTCAATAGAAGTAGTCATTTTTACTATTATTATATTATGAATATATTTTATTTGAAAAAATAACAAAAAAAATATTCTAATATATTATTAAATAGCCGAAAAAAAATAATTAAATAAAAATGCCAGAAATTGCAACGCAAACAGATCAATTCGTTTTATTAACTAAAGAAGAAATTAAAAAATTACCACCAAAAGAAAGAAAAGAATATAAAATAGAATTACGGAAATTAAAGAAAGAAAAAGCACGGCAAAAATACAATGAATATATGAGAAATTATATGAAATTATACTCAAAAATGAAATATAAATATGACCCAGCATTTAGGGCAAAAAACAAAATAGCCACTGCAAAATATAAAGAAAAAATACGGAATAAAGATAAACCACCGACAGAAAATAAAAATGGTTTATTTACAAATAATTTTCTTAATCCAATAAATTTATAAATTAGTTTCATTTGAATGTTTTAATTCTGGCGTATTATGCGGTGTCGGTGGCATATTTACTATTATTTGTTGTGGTTGTTGTGTGGATTGTGTAAGTTCATTTGGATTATATGTATCTAATTTTAAACCCATACACTCCGAATGCTTCAAATGCGTAAAAATCGCTACGATAATTGCAACAATGCCAGATGATAAGCCGGCAATGGCTAGAGAATCCATTAAAATTATTATTATTATGTTATTATTATTTAGATATATAATTTATAATAATACCATCATTATATTTTTCAGAAATTAAAACTCCTTTGAAATTAGGGCGTGCAACATATATTACCCTATTACCTTTATAATGTATTTCTTTAATACCTTGTTTAATTTTTGATGTGTCTAGAATTTCTTTTGCTAGTTCAACTGTTTCTAATGGGTTTGGGTGAAAATCAAAATTGAAATTTATTGAATGTATTAATATATTATTCATAGTATAAAATATTTTATATTGTATTTAGATATTTTTATTCATTACAAACTTCAAGTATTAAATGCTTCATACTATTAATATGTGTTAGTAAATTGAAATCAAATATTTCTTCATTGCATGTTTTACATTTATATGTATTATTACTAATTTGTTCGAATTTATGCATATTTTCATCTATAGTCATTTTTTCGCAAGACTTACAACAGCAAAAATCACGCTTGTAATAACTAGGTTGATTATGATTATATAATTTTGTTTTGCATATAACTGTATTCATTTTAATATTATTACTCTAAAATAAGATTTTATTTTTCTAAATCTTGTAATTATGGTGGCGGTGCATTTTGCAATTCATCTACAATAACAGAATAATAATCATTAGTATCAACACTAATAGTTTGTGAATTACCCATAGTAGCCGTTATTTTAAATCTTAAATCATATCCTTCGTCCATTATCCAGTCAAAATTAATAGGGAATGAATGGTGTCCGTTTCTATTAAATGATTGTGTAAAGTCTTGCAATGTGGTTTCCGTTTCTCCTTGAATTCTAATTAATGCAAATGTTATATTTGAATTGCCACTTATTGAAAAATTAAATATACATTTGAAAAGCATTCTTTTATTGGGTAATATATTGTATGTAAATC